GGTGTTACTTTTCATAAACATTCTGGAAAGTGGGTCGCAAGAATAAGCCATAAAGGCATACGTTACGACTTAGGTTATTTTTCAAATATTGACGCAGCTATTAATGTTCGTAAACAAGCAGAAATCGATTTTAAATATCATCCTAATCACGCAGCGAGGGAATCATGGGTAAAATAAAACACAAAGGACGTTACGTTTACGACCGTCTATGGCATCAAGATATGAGTGCGATGGTTGTACCAAAAGCAGCCGAAGCCGCCTTGGTGAACGGTGTTGACATCCGTGAGTTTATCACTAACCACCCTATCGAACGTGATTTCCACATGCGTGCTAAAGTACCTCGTGCGTCAACGCTAGTTATGTGCTGGCCTGAGTTGGACTACGAGCAAGAACTCGCCAACATTGTTCGATACTACGTCAGCGTAGATGGTGGTCAACTGTTCAAGAAGTCACCACCAACAGGCGTGCATGGATCGTGGAAACGTCGATCCAAACTAACTGACGCATACTTTAACGAGGTGCAACGCGAGATCATGGGTAACGATGGTGAATGTGATTCTCAGGGTGTGCCGTGGGACGCTCGGATTCACACAGGTAACAAGTCTAAACACGCTGAACGAGTGAGCGGTATAAGCGCTGGCTGGCTATGTACAGACTGTTCGAACGTTTCGAATTTTGACCGTTCAACAATCAATTACGAGTATTACATCAAAGAAGCGGAAAAACTTGTCAATCCATTGTTGAAGGTTAAATGATATGAGTACTCCTATTACCAAATCCAAACCTGCGTGGTTGTCAAAGCGAGACGAAAACGACCCGTTACTAAATAAGAATTACAGAAGATCTGTGAAGTATTATCGTCAACTATATACAGCGTGGCCCGACTGGTGCGCTGACGACCCGCGATTTAAAGAGATTTACGATGCTGCAAAGTTGACTCGTAAGAGTGGAAGAGATGTACATGTTGATCACATTATACCTATTATTTCAGACATTGTATGCGGGTTACACGTCCCTTGGAATCTGACAATCATTGACGCAAGTGCGAATATGTCTAAGTCTAATAAGTGGTGGCCTGATCACCCTTTCGAAAATTTAGATTTGTTTGGTTACGACGAATGTACTCAAATTCAATTGAAATTATGTTGACGGGTTCGTCAAAGTAGTATACATTTAAGACTCAATTAAACAGTAAGGGATAGAAACTATGTATATAAAAGTCAAAATACCCGCGGTAAATGATGGTGACGTTCAATATGTAACAGGTGCTGTGACTGATGGTGACAGAATAACCGATGTAACAGTTAGCATTTATCCACCTCGTAAACCTTTAACGTTTACCATTGAAAAGCTTCGTGTCGATCTGCCTAAATATGAGTTCTGTCATTGTACCTAACTTTTACCGTTGTGGTAAGTGTCGTCACCGTGCAAGGCTTAACCGCTCGTTAGGTGAATACGTTAGATCACCGCGTTGCATTTGTGGCGCGTGTGACTGGCGTGTTGACGGTCATAGACGAAAGGAATGGTCGAACCGTGAAGGTGTTTATAACACGTGTCACTGTGATGGGTTACATTACCCTCACAGGGTTGAATCAAGCGTATGGTGTAGGAATCACCCTACAGGGCCGAAGGATGAAGATTATGAGGAAAGATATGGATCGTTCAATTGAAGCACTACACCACATTGCACATGGTAAAACAATTGATGATGTAGCAGAGTCTATGCAATTGTCTAGATCGAGCGTTGAGAAGTATTTACATAAAGCTCGAAAGTCTCTACATGCTCGCACAATTGCTCACGCTGTATATATTGCTACACGCGGCGGATTACTTAGCGCCTTAATCATTGTGGGAATGATAAGCAACGACGACATGATACGACGTGCACCACGAACCGTTAGAGTGAACCATCGCGAATCAACGGTATTAGTATCGTAAATATTGCAATCAATGTACTAATTGATATCGTTACGCCTGTTGCAACTCCCGTCACTTTAGATAATTGTGCCACGTTAGTAGTTGTTTTAATATCGAGCTTTTCAATTTTCGTGTAGATCTTTTCGTTAATATCTTTTTGATTTGCGGTGCGTTCAGCAAGTACGGCCATTTGCTCCATTGTTCCGACTACACGGTCAAGAAGAATATCTTGACGATCTATTCTGTCCTTGATCCCTTCGAGTTGAGCTGCTACGTTTACGTCTGCCATTGCCGTATTATCCATTACTATTAGCCTATGATAGTTACATTTTAAACACAATTGTGAATGTTATCAATGTAACTATCAATTACGTATTAACGTAACACCGATTTAACACCTTTGATACCTACCGCTGCTAAAATCACGATGTACATCAACTCACCTAAGTCCACACCCAAGTTTTTAATATTAGCTATTCCTAAGTTTACAGCGTTAAGCAACGTTAGATCGTCAGTGACACCGCTGTAAATCGACGCGATAAACAACAGCACGAAAGGTGACGTTATCACTATAGTTACGTATTCGTCTTTCCATGTACCACCTTCCGCTTGCTTACTCAACGCTTCCCATTCGTCACGGTTTAACGTGTGTTGAGTTTCACCGTCGACACGAGCCTTGGCAATAGACGCTTTAGCAGCGTTCGCCTTGGCTTTTATCTCATTACGAGACGTGAAGAAGTTTGCAATTGGCGTTATAAAATCAATCATAACGGGTACTCTCTCTCAAAATTGCTATTTTATCTCTGTCTACATGTAGCATATTTTAACCTCTGTCTACTGTCCATCCGTTTGTAGTAATGTATAAGGTCCCTGATGCTGTGTCATCCGATACCTTATACGCTATCTCGCCGGAACTATTTGTTAGTACGTTAATACTATTATTGACATGCACCGAGTTAGCCGAGTTGTGTACAGTACAATTAGCACTTGTCACTGCAACATCATCTACAAGTAAGCTTGAAACTAACATGGCCCTGTCTACTACCGATACACCAGCTACACTTAAATCAGCTAATACGGGTAACCCATCAGCAACACTTAAAGCTAATGTATTTCGTAATAGATTAAATGAGCCTGTTTGAAGATCGTTGACTGGTGATTTCAAGTTGATAGTGTCACCGGACTGAAAAAAACCTAATATATTACTAGAAGAGTCAGTTAATAAACTGTGTATATATCTATAAGAGGTGTATCCGCCAGGTATATTTGAACAATTTATATTAATATCGAAACCGCAGTCTACAGTACCATCGTCTTTACGAATAACAAAACAGTGATACGTGGTATCTGCCGCAACAGAACCTATGAAGAGTCCGCCAACATCAGTACCTTCCGTCCATGATTCATCTAATTTTTTAGTCAGATCGGAAGTAAGTTGAATACCTGTCAACCCATCAGCACTTAGAATCTTACCGGCGTTGAAATCAATATCATAATCCTCGTCGGTCACATTGTTAGCAATAGTAGGCCAGAATTTTTTATCTGCGTACGATGAATCGATAGCTGAACTGGTTGAAATTAGTACACCACTCACACCGCTTAACACACCTGTGGAAGTGTTGAGGTCGTCCGCTGTTACGGTTCCTGTCGCGCTACCGGTTGACCAACGTGTTAAGCTGTTACGGTCGATGACGTAGTTAACTGTTTCGACGTCTAATCCCACATGTATTACATCAACAAGTGATAAGTCGCCACCTGTATAATCACACGCTGTTTGAACACGTAATGCGGCTAAACGAAACCCATCAAGACGATCTGACACCAAAGCCGTATCAGGATTACCACTTGGTGACAATCGACCCTCACCGAGTAACGACTCACTGTAACCTAGCATGTCATTGTACCAATCCATTTCGAGGGGTGTACCATCGTTCGCATCGGAAACCGATTCGTCTTTACCGGAACCGTTCGGGTAATCCGTGTTAGACGGGTTCGCATTAGGTGCGTACTTACTGTATATATTAAGCATTTTAAAACGCTCCTGTTAATTGTGTATTTCGCATCGTTAATGATGGTGTTTTTAATTGATTACGTCCGAGACGGGTTATGAATGGTTCCTCAACATAACCTAAGAATCCGACGCCTTGATTACGTGGTATCAGATCAAAATTGTTAAGCAAAAATCTAGCTGTTTCAGGTAATGCGGCGCCGAAATTAATACCAAATTTCATATCTCCCTCGGTGATGGAAAATATCTCAACGCTAGTTATAAACGTGACGCTCGCTAGAACTTCTTCCATTGTACCGTTTGACGTATTTTTAGCAATTTTAGACCGTATCAATATTCGGTAAATGTCATCAGATACACCTTGACTTATTTTACTTGATTGCGGTTTCAGCATCGCGCCAAGTCCACCAATATTAGCACCAACATTACCCAGTGATAAGTAGTCAACTGTTACAAATGACTCAAAGTTACGAGGTTGGTTTACAATTCGACCTAGAACATCGAGTTCGTGCGTTGTTGCTGTATCGATGTCGTATGATAATCTAACATGATCAGCAGTGTCGATAATACTCTCGTTCAACGTAGGTATTATACTCAACCATTTAACAATTTTAGGACTGTTACGATACTGTGCGTAATTACGATTACTCATTAATCACCACCGTAATGTTATCAGTCGACCACCGTGATAACGCGTTAAATGCAATTACTCGAATCGCTGCGCTACCGTCAATCGTAATACCTGTGCAATAACTGTTACCGTACAATCCTGTATACTGATTAACTGGTGTAAATAATCTAGCAGGTGGAACATCTTCACCTATGTCGAACCCGTCGAGGTTGAATCCCACACTTGTGGAGATATTTGATTCACCGTTCGCATATGTGACAATCGTCTGTGCTATGTCATCAGCAGCAGACGCGGGTAGTGAACCGTCCGATTCAATCGTTATTCCTACGATCATATCGTCATAAACAGGTCTACTAAACTTAATGTCTTTTACGATTGATGGGTACGTCGGACTCGTAACCGCTACAGTGACAGGTGTGGCGGAGTGATGTAACGGTGTACCAGCGCCTTTTTTTAAATATATTGCCATTGCCACATCTTCATCGGACCCACCATCTATAATCGCATACGTGTTATGAGCTGGTACACCGTTACTATCTGTGAAATCTGTATCGTTATCATTAACTAGAACACGTCTCACACCATCCACCGCGTACAATTCGGCACGCATTGAGTCGATTTGATAATTACCACTACGTGCTACACTAACTTTACGTTCGAGACGTAGTGAGGCGTCGGATTGTCGAGAGGTTCCGAGGGTTGCAACTGACCCGTTAGTGACAGTCTGCCATCCTCCTACAACATCAAGTATTTTTGTAATCGTACCGACATTTGCTGATGTCGCGCCATTCTCAGTACATGTAGCCGTTCCACTTCCTGGTATTGTAATATCAGAATCAATCGTCCAAATTGAATCGTCGAAGCTAGACTTAACACGTTTACCAGCCGTAACAACCGTTCCGCTCGTACCATCGAGAGTCACTGACACATTGGACGGTGTACCTTCTGATCGCTCGGTACCTGTAATTGCACACAGTGCGTCAAGGTCTGAGTCTGTCGCCTTCGATGGATCTTTAGAGTTATAAGCCGCTTGCAATGTTTCGTCTAATTGTCCGAATATTTCAGCGTCCGAAGCCGCTTTCAATCCGTCTGGTGTAGAGACGTCAAGGTTCCACTCTGGGTCTATATCAAGATATAAATCAAGTTCCTCTTGATGCCATTCGTTTTCGGTCTTGAGTTGGTAACCCGTCGTCGAGTTGATACTAGCCATTAAAAGTCACCGTCAATCTGCAATTCATCAGCACCGTACTGTGTCAATATTCCCACAGTGGTGGTATATGTTCGTGTTGGTAAGTCAAAATCAGTACTAAAGCTGGTCAATTTTAACACACCGTCAGTCTCTAATACACGAGTTTTTAAGACCGCTTCTTTATTAGCTAACGTTGTTTGTTTAGTGAATATCTTTTGAAACCATGCCGTCCCTTCCGTGATATCACGGAAATATTCACCAAGGAATAATTTTAATCGTGTATCAACTGTTTGTGCTATTTCAGCTTGACCGCTTATAAATTGTGTACCGCTCGTCACGATATCACCGTTACTGTCTAATGCTCTTACTGTCATGATGGTGACCCTGTATTACCGCTACCACCCGGATCTGTCCATGAATAAGGGTGCGTATGGGTTTTGAGTGATACGCCACCTGCAACAAAATCGCCTGTTGTGCTCAATGTCACATTAGATGTTAACGCGCCACCGGAAGTACTGGTCATACTTCCGGTGGTTACACTTGCAGATTGCATGACACCACTAATTGTATTGTTACCAGTATGCATAATATCACCATTAATCGTTACGCTCGACGCAGTTATCTCTACTGAACCGTCAGACTTTAACCAAACGTATGCGCTCGCATCTGCGTTTCGTAGTCTAATTCCGTCATTATTAAACGACTGTATAACGTTAGGTTTAGAACGTAAACCAGGTAAGAACATCGCATCATTCATATCATGATAACGAATAATAGGCTGTTGAGCCACACCACCTGTTTCACGCCATCCGTCTATGCAACGTTGTGAGAATAACACCACGCCTTCATCAAGCGGGTCAATCTGATGTTCGACCATAAACGACGAACCACCCGGGAAGTATACAAGACATTCAACGATTGGTGCTGGTTCAAACGTTTCACCCGTTGACACAACTCGTACGATTCCTATTTGAATTTGCGCAAGTTGTGTATTAGGATCGAAGGCGATAATATGCCCAACCGTGGAAGTTGCTAAGTCTTTTGCCATTTCCACGAAGGAGGTTTTTAATAGTTCTGACGTTTTTTTCTTCATGTGATAAGTATAAAAGGTGTTGACAACGTTGTCGAGCATTGATAATCTTTGACGTGTGAGTCAGAGCAAGCGAGAAACGAGGAGGACGCACGTTGAATCCTGTGAATCGTGAAAGAACCCCCTTGTTAGAGTGCACTAATGAGTCAGGGTGCGACCTTGTTTTGACTCACATCGTGGCGACTGACCGAGTGAGATTGAACGTCACCCAGCTAGGTGGCCTTTGGGCTCTAGTAATTGCGCAAGGCTTTTGGTAACTGGTGCTCGGATTTGATTGTCTCAATAATAGGAGGTGATCGTCTGGTTGGTGGTGTCACCTTAACCACTAAATATACTGAACGCTGTGAAGCGTGCGGTTTACTTTTATTAATGTCGGTCGCGTGCGATACGGTAATGGGTTCAACATCTAATTGAGCTACGGCGAGCATGTTGTTAAATAGCGGGATGCACATGCAACCGGCATTTTTTTTCATTCAACAGTTGTCAATCATGTCACATCGCATCAACGTTCAAAATATCGACCCCTGCACCGATGATATTGTCGATAATATCGATCCTTACCGAGTCGAACGACATTACATTGCTAATAGGAATAAAGTCCCTATACAATCAGTAGATTTCCGATGGCATTCTTCAATCGGTGAAACCGTTATTTACGTTAATAACGTTTATCATGGTTACGTTAGTGATATTTGGGACGATGTACTTATCTAATAGCTGTTACGCTTGACGTCCACGAGTCACCCCACGAGTCACCTTCGTGTGAGATTTGCTGTACTTTGTATGTACCTGTTCCCGCTGACTCAGGTACGTCTTGAAAGTAGATATTAGAAAAGTTAAACGTTTTTAATTTAGACTGTATATCAATCGTTCCACCTATTCGCAATTTAGGATTTAAACGCATCTTAACGTCTGCACCAACCTCGCTGATCTGAGGAATACCTTCCATGCCTGTAAATTGAGATACGATAATAGGTGACGTGTTACGTTCATATCCGTCACGTAAAATGATACGACGACCATTTTCAACTGTGTGACTGAACCCGTGAGTAACAGCCAACTTGTCGAGTAATACGCGTGCGTCACCTTGTAACGAGTAACCACCCATATATTCTGAAATGTCGTCAAACTGTGAAGCTGTGATAACTGACGGATAACCTAGTGTATCGGAACACGCTTTAATGAGTGTCACTACGTCCACACCTGAACCATACGATTGATTGATGAATCCACTGTATTGTTGTGATCGACATATCAAACGTGTAATTGTGTCAGCGCCTTGACGCTCTCTGAGAATGTTTTTAATTGTACCTATGAACACTGTATCAACTGTATCAATATAACCTGCTTCAAATGCTAAAATTACATCTTTCTTAAATGCTTTATTCGCTGTTGATTCTGATAAATTATAAATACGAATATCTGCATAGTTGTTCGATCCACCGAAATCGATAAGAATGTTAAACGTGACACGAAATTGACGATCATCTGTCTGTTCAATCAGTGTCGAACCATCTACACTTAACGACCACCTACGTCCGTAAATCTCACTCATTGTCTGACACCCATACGAGTTTATTATTTGTACCAAGGTCGTCAAGCGTTGGATCGGCACCAGTCATAACAAGTCGACCAATACCAGCGTTATAATTTTGCAGCAGTTCGTCACCACAAAGTAACATAACACCGGTGGCAACTGTCACGCCTTCAACACTTAAATCACATGTCCATTGTTCACGCGTGGTAAGGTAATGAATACGGAAGTCGACAGCGTTGTCACCGAGTTGAATTTGAAAAGTATAGTCAGCATTTACAGCCCCGCCTACTAATGGAATAATAATCATACTATCACCTCCGACACAGCAGAAATTGTGGCAGTTGTTGCTAGTGATCCTAGTATCTCACCTTTGTCAACTTGAGAAGCTGCACTTGTATAAGACGAGTCCGTGGGGTTGAGTGTACCCACGGTGGGACTGTTGATACTTATCGTAGTCGATAATCTCGGTGACTCACTGAGTTCACATTGTGCTATTAGACCACCTTCTGTGGAAGGGTCTTTAACCCGTGTGATCTTATCAATCTGCATATTTATCAAAGTTATATCGCCCGCGTCGATATCGAACGGTTCACCTAATTGTAAATCTAATAAAAACTCAAGGGCGCTCGATGAACGTGTGGAATTGTCACCCGATAAAAAACCCGCACCAATACCTGCACCCGTCGCGAGTAAACCACTATTAGTATCAATATACGACGCTGCACCTAAGAAATCAGTCAATTGAACTTTCACGGGGTTATTACTGATCGCAACAACAAGCGACCATTTTTTAGGCATTACTATTCTGTGATCGGACGCACGTGCGCCAATCTCAATCGTGTAACCGCTGTTCATCACTTCTGACACTAATGTGTCTTCTAGTATAGCGTCGAACTCGTAACCCGCGATGGTTGGAGAATTCTTTGTCAGTATGTTCACAATGCTCATTTAAGACACCACGCTCGTTGTGATTTCAGATAATGCTAATTCGTTTTGTGTTTCCATTATCTCTATAGTTTTTCGTTCTAACACTTGTCCATCAAGATTAAAGCTTACGTTCAACTGTGAATTCCTACCGACCGATGACGTTGCGTTTTGTTGCGTCTGTTGTTGCGTTTTGTTATCAAACGACTGAAAACGTTGGTCAGGTATATCGATAACCGGTAGGCCACTGCGTTGAAAACTCCTATCAAGTGCTGGTGTAGCTTCTTCATCGTCCCCACCAAAGAATGGAACCCAATCAGGTATTGATACATCATCCGTAAGCTCACTGATAGGCGTGAACATCCATTCCGGTAACTCTAAGCCGGTAAAATCTTTTACACCTTCTTGCGTGAATTTAGTTGTTAATATTTCATAACCTATGGTGCCAGCAGCACCAAGCGCTGATAATTTAGCAAATCCGCCAACCACTTTACCGAGTGAACCGCCTATAATAGGTACATATTTAGAGATACCCGCGAGCGTTCCGAGTAAACCACTCCCTGCGAGTAACCCGCCAGCCGTAGCTAACGTGTTAAAATTATCACCTACAACACTCAACGTTGTGTCAAGATTTTGATTAATCAATTCACGGTTCGCACCGATCCATTCGTTTGTACTACTAACAACATCATTAATGTTAGGGAGTAACATCATACTAACTGTGTCAGCAAACCCGCCAAGGTTATTCGTTAAATCCTGCATTTCATCGTTATAGCGCGCCGCTTCAGCTGTCATTTCAGGCGTAACGTCGCGTATTTGTTTCATTCTCACAAGTTGCTGTTCAATAACGTCTGAACCTCGTGAGAGTAAACGAATACTAGCATCATCAAGCCCGAGTGCACCAGCAGCGTTGAGACGTTGAGATTGTGTCATCGCTTGAAATTGATCGGCTAATTCGAGATAACCTTCCGTTGCGCTCGTCGCTTCGATTAACCCGTTAACGTCAAGACCAGCACGACCAGCCGCACCTATAAACTCAGCGTCACCTTGCTGTAACCCAGCACGCATTTTTTCAAGGGATGCGAGTTGTGACATGAACCCTTCAAGTGTACCACCCTCGTGCTCTATCGCTTGACCGAACGCGTACATGTCCGACGCGCTCACTTTGAACACTTCGCCAAACTTTCCGAGTTCGTCTTTCGATTGTGCGAAATCGTTAGTCAAAGCCTTCACACCAAAAGCACCCGCCACAACTGTTCCGAGTTGTAACGCCTTACCTTTGATCGAGTCAATCCCCGAACCTATCTCGTTCGCGCCTTTCTTGTCGTAGTCGAACCCTACGCCGACTAAAAAGCTAGACAAAATCTGAGCCATGACTCATAATCTCTAAATTGGTTAATTGTATTAAAAGTGTACCACAATATTTCAAAGGATTCTCTATGGAACTAATCACACGAAAAGAAGCGAAAGCGAAAGGTCTGACTCATTACTTCACCGGTAAACCTTGTAAGTATGGTCACATTGCGAAACGTTTCACAAGTGCGGGTAAATGTGTCGATTGTGCAGCCAATGAAAGACACGAAAGAAAAGATCAACTGAAAGAGTATTACCGAAACAACAAGGAACGTATTTGCGAGAGAGTCAGCGAGTATAGGTCAAACAACGCTGGTGAAATCAAAGTCAAAAAGGCCGAGTATTACGCTACTAATCAGGAAGAAATTAAAAAGTCACGCAAACAGTATAGAGATGAAAATAACGAAAAGACTTGTAAACAACGCCGAGCTAGTTATCAACGTCACAAAGAGTCGACTAGTAACCGACGAAAACAATCATATATTCAAAACAGAGATAAAATTTCAAAAGACCAGAAAGAATACTACCGTAGAAACCGTGAAAAGGTTATAGCTAGAACTAAAAAGTATACGTCGTTGAACAGGGAATTGGTTAATGAACGTAATAGGATTTACTTTAAAAAGAGATACACGACTGATTCGGTTTTCAAAGTAGGAGTAATAGCTAGAAGTCAAGTTGGTAGAGTGTTGAAATATACAGGTAAGAAAAAGACGATACCTACTTTTCAATATTTAGGTTACACGAAGGAACAGTTAAAAGTCAGATTGGAGTCAACTTGGACGGATGGTATGTCATGGGATAATTACGGTGAATGGCATGTTGATCACATTATACCTGTAGCTGTATTAGTCAGAAGAGGCATAACAGACGTTCGTGAAATTAACAGGTTGGACAATCTTCAAGCATTGTGGGCTGCTGATAACATTCGTAAGAGTGACCATTATCAGTAAATTAACACCCGCTTAAACCGTTAAGTCAAGCGGGTGTTAATTTACTGATAAGTTTATCGATGGTTATATGGAACCGTTCAACGTCCGCTAAGCTGTAGGTACCATCGAATAACTCACGGTACCTACACAGTGGCGGTATATGGAGTTGAGGAACCCCGATACACGGAACCATGAAGTACCAGTTTACGCCGTCGTCCGGTTCGTCTCGCCCTGTGCGCGCGCGGCTTTTGCGTCGTTTAGAGCGTAGGTAAAAAAATCGTCAAGATTAAACTTAATCGCTTCCGCAAGTAATAAGTAATAAGACATAATTTTACCCTGAAACGTTTTAACGTCTACTGGTATTTCGACCTTACCTTCTTCGCGAATTTTATCTAATACTAAACGCGAAATATGATCAATCTTAGTTTTATCGCATCGTGTTAGTAAGCCCACGACTAAACCTGTGTCCACAATATCTACACCTGATGATGCGATAACAAATGAACTTTGAGCGCTCAACAATGTCATTAGTTCTAACTGAGCATCCGCAGATGCTTCGGATACGCTGAAACTCATATCCGAAACTTTGATATTAATTGTACGCATTATAAACTACCTTTTGAACTGTCCCAAATATTGAATTCCATAATGTACTGGTCATCAGTAATCGTAGAACCCGCTCGACCTTTGGAAGCATCGTTCGTGATGATACCTTCCGAACCCGCAGCCACTTCATTAGAACCTATGACTGTCTCAGTTAGCGTGATAGTAACTTTAGAGTTCATCAAACCTTGCATGTATGCGCTGTCGGGACTACCCGGATTAAGGTAAAGGTTAACCGTTCGACCAGGATTAATGCGATCCAATCGAACCGCATTACCACCCTGACCACGACGCAACTGTGAGGATGCGTCGATTGGATCGTCGGTATAAGGTGTTGCTGTATCACCCCAATCACTAATCTCTCGACCATTAACTGTGATGACTGTATTCTCAGTAGAAAAATTATTCAAAGCCATGATTAATACACCGTTAAGTCAATTGGGGCGGTATGGATTGCACCCGCGCGGAAAATTCGAATTCGTAGAACAGCCGATTTACGTGCAGCACGATCAGCATCTGAAATGTCAAGAATGTCTTCTGGGTCTGTCAGTATTTCATAACCTGGAGTGTACTTGTTTTCTTCACCTGTGTCAGGGTCGATATAATTACGCTCACCCAAGAAACCATTAGAAATGTAACGTTGACACGTTGAACGAGCCGCGCCATTGATAACCGCTTGACCGCGTGACGTTTGTGACAATTTAGTCGGTTGACCGGCAACCGCATTAAACACGTCAGTTTTCAGAGCGTTAACGAATGCGTCTAGGTTCACCACGTCATCGAAGTATTCACCAAATGCGCTATGAGTCCATGAGTTTATCACTCGTCCACCGTCAGTAGCACCTTGTAAATCTACAACAGAGTAGAACATACACTTCTTAGTGTCTTGTTTCATCGCATTGTATTCAGTCGTTGGTAATGACTCGGCATCAACACCTGAAAGTTTTTTAAACTCGCCTGTTAGAGTAGTGTTAACACCTGAATAGTTCACACCTGCTAACCATTTACAAACCGCGATACCCGCGTAAGGGTCGGTAGCATGAGCAAAGGTAGCACTATGACGATAACCCGCAGTTGTAAAAGCTGATGCGATATCTGTATCATCACTAGGATCACGAATCTCGTCAACGTTAGTTCCTGTTTGACAGTTCATAAAGAATGATTCGTTACTCTCACACCAGTCAGCAACAAGCGTTGCATTCGCTACACTCGCGTAGATATCAGCCGTCATGAACGTCCAATACCACCAATACGAGTTACGCGCTTTGTTCAACGTATCCGTGATAGTTGCGTCGTCTGATGCTTTACCGTAGACGGTGAGACTATTAGTCGCTGGGATACCTCCCAACCAACGTTGAGCCGCTAGGTATGTTTCACTTGTTGATGGGAAGTCATTACCAACTTCAGCAAGCGTTGAATAGACTCGAATCGTATCAACAGTAAAACCTACTGGTAATTCATCGTTAGGAGCGAATAGGAACGCCGAAGCGAAATTCGCATACCCTAAACCAGCAGACGAAATAGTCGTCGAGACTGGTATAATATTATTTACACTGTAAGCGCTCACAGATTGAACCCTCCTGATTGATTTATGTTCAGTTTACCACACCGTTCGTTAAGATGTCAGTATTAGAATCTTGAATCTCAAACGGTACAGTTGTAATGGTATTATGCGTTACTTCGATGGAATCTTCAAACATTACAAACACGCTGATTTGTGCACGTTCTTCTTGATTCCCATCAGCGAGTCGCCCTGTTAGGTTTCTGACACCGCTTGAGCGATTCCAACCGATACGAGCGACGCTCATTAACGATTGCACGTCTGGTCGCTTGTTCGCCTGATAAAGTAGATTAGCAAGTTGTATAGCGTTGGTTCGATAAAAATTAAACGACACCTCGGCGATCATTTGAGGCTTAACCGTCGTCAAATCTGTAGCAGTTTTAACATTTGCTTGACCACGTTGTGATGTGGAATTGAACGGTTCGATGGAACAATACGTGCCACTAGGTGAACCATGATTATCGTCAGCAATCATGGTCGCTGTAACACCTGTAGATACTCTCACAATAGTGTTCATCACGTCATAAAGTTCGTCGCGGGTCATTACTTACGTCTCGTTGATAAAATATTTATTCAATTATAATTGATAAAGTGTTGACGGTCGCGTCATATGTTGGTAGAGTGAGTAAATCAACTAACAGAGAGGAATGAAGTAATGGACGATGAAGACCGAAAGATGATTAAAGAACTATACGGTTTGTCGGATGATGAAGTATTCGAAGCTGAAAAACTTTACAACAAAGGATCGTTTAGCATTTGTAAAAGTGCAAAAATCATACGCGATAGACGTAAGGAGTGTCTAAATAATGTGGCCTAACGAACTAGCTCAACTCATTGTGGAAATGTTAAACCTGACAAGTGACGAGGCGAAAGGTGTGGCGGTCATGTCAACGTTCGGACTTTACGCACTTGTCATTCTTTTAATTGTAAGTGTACCTTGTGCACTAATGGAGCGTAGAAAATGAAAATTAAAAAGATATTAAATCAACATAGAAGGGATTTCACAGCAATCTATGAATGTGAGCATTGTGAAAATGAACATGAAGGTACTGGTTATGATGACGCGTTCTTTCACTGTTCAGTGATTCCATCGATGAAGTGTAGTAAGTGTAATAAAACGGCAGGTGACGAATACCGACCGCTGACCACCAAATACGCAGAAGGGGTGCAATTGTGAAACGTAAACTCAAGCGTAAGAATCAACGTCGTAACGAATATGAAATCCTAATATCAAAGGTAATTAAAGATTTAGACCGTATTACCCATTCATTTGAATCTCAAACATTAGAAATAGTGAAAGAAATTTTTCACGGTGTAAAAAAACAAGTACTAAGGTTAACACATTGTAAGAATCACGATAATCGTCTAAACGCTCTTTGCGTTCGACTAATGGAGCGTAGAAAATGACTTGTTACGGAAGTAAAGAATATGAAGGTGAATCAATTGAAACACCTGACGATAATTGCCCCGATTGCGGTAATCCGACACATGACGGATCATCTATAGATAGCTGTGGGTACTCACCTGTTTCTTGTGATACGTGCGGACACAGAGAGTGTGATCACTCATGTTAAGATTGAACGTCTAATCGTGACACCGTAACCTTACAATAGTTTCTCCACGGGCGATTGTCTAATGCAAGGCATCGCCACGTTTGCCCTTCGAACTCCCACTTGTCAGCCTCTAACACGATTGTCGCTGTACCGTCATTTATCCACATGTTTCGTACGTCTTTTAAACGTTCACCACCTTGCGAGAGTGAGTCAACCTCACGCATTGACGCTGGTTGAATAGTTGCAACATGTGGAGTCGTTGAAGTCGTTCCGTCTACCCATCGACCCGTCAAAGGATCGCGATAACCGTCAAGCTCAAAGAGACGTGTCACCATCGCAGATTCGAACACATCATCAATATGTCCTTCCATGTCTAAACTCATTACAAACCCTCTTGCGACGTTGTGATACTCTGGCTAATTTTGATCAAGTGTTGCATCAAAAGTTCATCAATCACCACGCCCCGCGCTTCAAGGTGTTCGATCAGTATTTTAACGTCTTCTTTAATGTGAACCATCTATAAATCCTCTTGTGGCATTTTCTCAACGATCTTCATATTAATACTTGACCTGAGTACACCCGTATCAATTAACGGATTAGACGAACCTTTACGTGTGATGGTGCTTGCTGCATTGGCTGGCGTCTTCAATTCCGTTATGTATTGCTGCGCTTTACTCACTGCCACAACTCCAATAGTCTGTAAAATTTCTTCTAGTGTATCACCATCTTTTAAACCTTGCTCGATGATTTTAAGATACTCCACGTTACCACTCGCAACACCTGGGTAAAGCCACGGGCGTGCGGGTATGTTAACCGCGTCGGAACCGAATTCGTGAACCGCACCTAACGATGCATTTGTGATACCGCTGTCAGGATCGTTACGTGCGGTTTCATCTTCATGTATACCGATTGTAACAGCTTTCTCAGTTACAAACCCTTCGATCGCTTTACGTAGTGCTGCGGCCGCTTTGTCGGCACCTTTCACCGTTGTTTTAATCATGTCCCACATTACTCCCACCGGTACCCTCGTCGTTGGGGTGTTAAGATTGTAGCATTTACGTAACCTGTAGAACACACCTCCCTTATATTATGTAAATTGGTGTATACAGTACGTTGTGTATAATACGTATATTAATAATATAATAATGAATAGAATCTATTAGAGACTACTCGCCGATACGGGATAACTGTACATGACCCTCAAACCCGCGTCATCACTACGTTACAGCCGCCCCGTATATAATGGTAAGTCTGGGTTAAACCGCTCTGGCACCCATTCCAGCACGCCGTCTAAGACGTAACCACTGTTGACCGAAACCTGTGGAACTGAGCCACGCGTCGCCTTGATTGGTAACCGTGGCGACGTTGTAGGAGATCGATTCATCACCAACCGTCTTAGACGAAGTACCAGCCTTAGCGCCACCGCTCACACTGCCCGTTGTGTCGCCTTTCGGATACGTAGACGCGAGGAAGTGTGCAGCGTATAAAAACATGCCACGACGTTTAAAATTGTTACAGGTGTCTTCATACCCACCCCAACCACGACCGCCCGTTTCAGCGTCAGCTTCACATAATGCAGCTTCGACCACTCCGTCTGACCATACCGTGTCGTCACCAAACGCTGTGTAAGGTGGTTGAGTTCGAAACGATGTAACGATTTCCGGTGTAATGTCCATGATTATAAAACCTTTAAAATTCGTACAGCCCACGACCGTACAACAACTGTACAAGCAGTGTCCGCAGATATTAGAAATTGACCAGGGTTTAGACGTAGCAAGTCATCACCGACGTAAAACCAGTTGGAACGGTTCACAACATGAGTTTTAGCAGTTTTAAACGTCGTGAATACCCACGGGAGATTAAACGCTGAGCCTGAACCTTGACCTAACTGTAAATCCACGGTTATCGTAGTATTAGGTAACGCAGTCGTAACGAGTAAGTCGACACGAATGTCTACCATGTCTTTCGTTGATAATTGTGAGAAGTCGAAAAGACTTGTCAGTACGTTGTAAACGTTACTTATTCCCGCTGGTAAACTTAACACCGTAGACGAACCTAAACCGTTGTTCGTTAGTGGTACAGGTGTTTCGGTTGACGGTACAACAATAGGCGTACCGCCTGTAAGAGTATCATTAAAGTTCGCGAATCCTGCCGTCACGTTATCAACGACTGGTGACGCTTCACCCGCTATTTGATTCCATCCGTTTAATTCAGTCATCACACCACCTCTTTCACGTCAACAGCACCGAGTCCGATACATTGCGCCCACGCGCCTACGTCACCTGACGTATTGTTTACCGTGTTATGGTGGAACAAGCAAGGAAAGAAGTCGCTATCAACGCTCGGTGTGGAGGCTGTACTGAACAGTTTAACGTCCGACCCTGATACATTTGTCACGGCTAACACGTTACCCACTGTAAAACCTGTAGCGGCGTATAGATCTACATATTCGTTCGGTGGTAGTTTCACAATCATTTTAAATCACCTCAATTGAGTAATATTTATTCAATTATAACTTGTTAAGTGTTGACGGTCGCGTCATTAGTTGGTAGAGTGATGGTTCGATTAATTAAGGAGTGAAAAAACGGTGAAAATAATAGTACAAGCGATGAATAAAAAGATAACGAAAGGAAATTGGAGTACTTTTGAAAGTGATTTATACGAGGTGAACCCTTACATGATAACCCGATCTCCTTGTGGTGATGGTGCAGCGTCTAAAAGGTTTTATTACGTTGCTCATTATATCGGAATTAAAGACATGATTGATATACACGGGGGAAGCGTATTAGGGATCAGTTGTTCTGGTAATATAAATCGAAGGGTTAACAAATCGTTTAAACCAAACAAGTTAACATTTGAAGGTAATAAATGTGTCATCCTACCTTAAAAAAAAACCCGCTCAGACAGTTAAGTCGAGCGGGTTAACGAGGAATTACTCTTGCTCAGCTTCGATGATCGCTTTGATGACATCATATTCTTTCATTCGAGACGTACCAGAAATGCTGTACACGTCTTTTGCCATAGATCGTAACGCTGTCACGGTTTCGGCTTGTAACTCGATGTACCGTTCAGACGATTTTAATTCTTCGTCTTCCGTGGGTTCATCGATAACCGTCCCGCATTGGGTAACTTCATCGGCTTTTTCCATCGCTTTAAAGAAGTCAGTTTTTACCACTCCGTCAGGTACGATACGTTCGTTATCCGTACCGCAAGGAACAGGGTAACGAGTTTCACCCAATGTGAAAGTGACAAGACGTTTACCAGTATTCTTAATCGTAATCATTGTTAAGCCCTCAGCCCGTTAGAATAAAAAAAGCGCCTCATTCCCGACGGGCTAATCGGGCGAGGCGTTCAACTCTTAAATTGTACTATTGAAATCTCGGTACGCCGCACTTAACGGGTAACGGAATTCAGTACCAGACAACTTATATTCACAAGGAATAGTAAGCATCAAACCTACCGCTTGTGGTGGTAACGGACGGAACATAAGAGGCATAGCCATTGCTAAGTTCTCTTCGCTCTTGTCGTATGCCATCATACGGTCGTTAGTACCACCAACTGCAGCACCTTTAAGTAACAATCGAGGTTTAATGTCTAGTTCAGCACCAGTACGAGCAGTGTACAAGTTGTTCTTTTTGAAGTACTCAAGAACAGTTGTATCCGTACCGTCAGCCATACGTTTCGCTTGAATCAGTGACCAGCGAGCGGATGGTAACAGTAGAGTGTTTGGAATAGCAGTTTCTTTACTGTTCGTCCAAACTTCTGTTAGTGCACCGTTCATGTCAGCAACGATCGCGTCGCCTGTCGCACTTGTCCAATCAAGTGTAGAACTATCGACCGGAACGTTTGAGTTATTGAACAAACCTTCCATGTTACGGTCTGCATCACCGAAGTACGCGACCTCTTGTGAATGTTCCTGCGAACCACGGTTGGCAAGTTTCGCTTGAGTCGTGTCTAGCGGGATACCCACAGCTTGAGACTTACGTAACTCTTCTACAGAGTATTCGTACTGTAGACCAGCATAACCGATTGGAACGGTTGTTTTGTTCGCAGACATTGCAACGTTCGGTAAGTCTTTAGCGGACGCGCCAATAAATTTACCCATGGTCACGCCATCGTATGAACGGTATGACCATTCATCGGCGTATTCCGGAATACCCGATAACAACGGAACATCTTCACCGAAAGTAATGTGGAGGTATTTCGTTTCGTAGATGCGTGATTCTACAGACTCAAGTTGAGAGTAGTAAAACGCTAGACCGTCATCAACCGTTACGATTTGAGCGGGAACGTCGATAACTGCGCCGGCTTGTACACCAGGCGTTGCATAACCGATCTCTTGACCATCAGCCGTCATGATTGGATTTAATGTAACCTGTGGCATTGTATTAGCCTCCTAAACCGAATGAAACTTTAACGATTTGACCCGCTGAACCGCCCGTGATGAACTTAGCGTTAGGGATCAATACGCCTAATGTTGCGCCTGTACCGACGATACCTGAGAACTTACCAGTGTCAGTCGAACCAACGCGCAAGTAAACCGGGTCATCTTTAGCAACAGTGTCAAGGATTTCAACGTACATTACGCCGAATGGTACGACACTCATGTCGAAGCCATCAGGTGCACCGAACGTTTCACCATCAGCGTAAGCGCGGTTCAGTTCATATTTTACTACGCCTACAAACTCAGCAGCCGTAGAAGAAGATGAAGGTAATTCCGCACCTTCCGCACCGTCGGACACAACACCTATACCGTAAGGGATGGTATCACCTGACGCGTTAAGTTTTGATACGGTATTTACCAATTGACCGTCAGCGACCATACCCGCGTAGGACTTACCGTGGTAATTTGTGTAAGTTGTTTGCACTGCCATGGTTATTTACCTCCAAATAGCATGTTACGTTGATGTTCGTGACCAGCTAACAAAGGTTTACCATCGTTGGTCGATTTATGAGCCGCGTCTTCTGCGATTTTTTTCTTCGCTTTATCCGCTTCTTCGTCTTCTTCGTCTTCAACTTCTTTCTTTTCAGCTTCCATATCGAAAGCGGCTTGAACATAGTCAGCAGACTTAGAAGTCCAATCAACTTTATCACGAACTTTAGCAAGCGCCGCGCGTTGAATCTCAACAGGTGATTTAGCATCACAGGTAAAATCTTTACCAGCAATTTTCAACGCACCTTTATGAGCATCGAACACAGCTGTAATACGAGTGCTGATCGCTTCATCGCTTGTTGATTGTTTAAGTTTATCCAGCTCTTCGACTTTTGCATCCGCAACCGCTTGAGCTTTATCAGCTTTTGCAACAGCATCTGTAACAGCTTGACGAGCGTCTGTTAATGTTTTGGTGATAAGCGTTTTGGTCGCTTCATCAGCCACCTCAACAATCACACCCTGATCGAGCGTTACTTTCACAGTCATTGGAATTTCTCCGTTTTGGTCGAACAAACGTACAGCTTGACCACCTCGACCAAGTGGCACAATCGCTACATGGTTGATAGTAATGTCGCGCTGTACAAAATCATAATCAGCACCGTCAGGCGCTTCGTCGTAAATTGCTGTGTAACCCGGCGATAGTTCAACTTTACCCGCTTCGATATCGCGAATCGTATTAGCATCCTTCACAATCATATCAACAACAACATACTCACCGTCTTGACGCCCTGTAGACGTTACGATACCACTTGTAACGTTTTTATACGTATCAGCGGTTACGAGTTCGGTAGGGTGGTTGTTAGTGACATCAACATTATCATACGTTGAGAGTGACGCGTCTTTAAATACTTCTAATGGATCACGGTACACTTTTACGACGTCGTTAGGTGCACGATCCGTTAAGCCTAGTTCACGTGCCATATAATCATAAACACCAACACGAGCGACACGCCCTGACACTTTAAGGAAACCCTCGTCAGTGTATGAGCGTGTTGAGCTTGGTGCGTATGATGAACGATCAGCAATAAATATTTTCATAACAAGAAGTATAAAACGTATTGACAGCCGTTGCAACAGTCTGTATCTTTGACGTTTACGTCAATAAAGCGAGGGTTACAAAGTGGATAAGCAAACAGCACAACGATTACTAGACGAAATGCCTGATGGGACGGAACGAGTTGTAACGTATAATGACTCCAAAGACACTGCGTATATGAAAATGTATGCAGGTCATAAGTTGATACACGAGGCTAATGACTCATGGGTACCACACCCCGATTTGAGTGTTTCTGAACACATATGGGCCGATTCGTACACCGTTGAACACTTACATTGGATAGTCGATAAAACCCTCACACGTGATCAGGCGTTACAGTGGTGCGTTGATAATCTTAATGAATGGCCGGGTCATAGTACAGGGTTACGTAGTCCTGACGGTTGGAAATGGTCGTCAAGAAATGGTGCGTGTGTACTATTTAAACACGGTGAGATCATCATCGACAACTGTTCGTATCTTGAGTCATTACCATCCTCTACCCTCACACGTGATCAGGCGTTACAGTGGTGTGTTGATAACGTGACGGTTTGGGGAACGCATGACGGTGTTACGCCTGATGGTTGGGAATGGTCGGTAATGTTAGCATCGATGATAGTGTTTAAAGGCGGCGATGACTTCATCACACGCGGTGAATGGAAGAGCGCTACACGTGGAAGTGACCCAGTACATCAACCGAAACACTATGAAGTGATTGAAGGACTTGAAGCGATAGAGATCATTGCGTCGAGTCTCACACGTGACGAGTGGAAAGGTTATTGTGTTGGTAATATACTCAAGTACCGCTTACGTGCAGGTAAGAAAGACGCGTTACAGCAAGACGTCGATAAGGCGAACGAATACGAAATGTTGTTTGATAAGTATAAGGAGTTGAACCGAAAATGAATGTAGAGTGGATTAAATCAATGATTGAAGCGTTTGAAGAGCGTGCAAAACTATGTAGTTGTCCGTTCGAAGAGCATAAAATGAAACAAGAAGCTAACACTTACAGAGAGATGTTAAAAGATGATAGATTTTAAATTTAGTAACACATCATTGCAACGTATGGAAGGTGTTGACCGTCGTCTAGTTGCAATCGCACATCGCGCTTTACGATTGACACCCTTTGATTTTGGTATTCCGGCATCTGGTGGATTACGTACAGCGTACCAACAAAAAGAATTATTCGACGAGGGGTTGTCACAGCTTGACGGTTACAGTAAAAAGTCGTACCACCAAACAGGTAAAGCGTTAGACTTCTTCGCATACACCACCGACGGTAAAGCCACATGGGATGAATATCATCTTGCTATGGTTGCAGCTGCGTTTTTACAGGCTGCAAGTGAGCTAGGTTATAAATTAGAATGGGGTGGACTGTGGACATCTTTTAAAGATTATCCACATATTCAACTGGTGGAGTAGATGAACCATAAACCAGAATGGGGTTACTTGAATCACAGACCTAACGAATCTGTCAAAGCGCCAGAAGTAAGAATCGTTGATGACTCCAAAGAATACCGCGAGTTTGAAACACGTTTAAAATGGTTTCTATACGGTGTTCTCACTTGCTTAATCGGTGTAGCAATTATCAGACGATTCGCTATTTAAATTAAAGTGTTGACGGTCGCGTCAAAGAGAGATATTATAACTACATCAACTAACGAAACGAGGAAAACATTATGAAAACAATCAAACTTAACTACCGACACTCTCTAAAAACAATGCGTGAACAACTGTCTAACCATAATGAAACAATCGTGGTTTACGGTCAAAACGGTAAAATTGTTCATGAAATTAGAGAAAACGGTACTACATGTGGAGTTTTTTATAACGCTAAAGACTGCGTCGAGTACATTAATAAGCGTAACGGATTAGTTTAACGCTTCACAGCGGGGTTAACGCGCCCCGCTTTCTTGTTCTCTTCGACCTGTTGGTTGGAAACCGGTATCGCTACACATCTGCAACGGTAGTCCTGACCGGGGGCAATTGGTATTCCTTCACTACTTAACGGTAAGTTAGACCATTTATATACCCCTCGCCCATAAGCCGTTACTTTCTCAGCTATAACGTCGTGACGGTGACGTACTCTTGAATCTTCTGCGTCTTGCCATTTGAAATACTGAAAACCCGCCGCTTTTTGCCGCTTCTCGGCGATCTGACCGTTAATTTTTGTGGTTTGATCCGTGGCTATAAATTTAGCGCGACGCTGTGTTACACCGTGTTGTTCTTGCAACTGCTTAGTGATAGCACCCGGGCGTAATCCTGAACGAGTGTTACTGTACACAATACTCTG